GAAATCCATTAGTGAAGACTCTGCTAAATTCCCGACCTTAATCCAAACGCGCAAGAAGCCTCAGTCAAATGCAAGTGAGTGATTTAGACGGTAACATTTATAAGTGGAAGACATCCGCTAGTTTAGCAGTAACAAACAACTCACGTCCTCGATCTCAATTACACCTCACGGCGAGATCGTTACTTAAAGACTGCTATCCTACGGTACTGTTGTGTGAAGAAGTTCCTGTAAGACTTCGACAGACTAAAAAAGTATTCGTAGATTTTTACATCAACACTATTAAGACAGTTATTGAAGTGCATGGCGCGCAGCACTACAGTTTTAATAGTTTATATCATACATGCGCTCAAGACTTCATAAGCCAAAAACAGCGAGATAGAGAGCTAGAAGAATGGTGCGTCTTGAACGGTCTTATTTATATCGAACTACCTTTTAATGAAAACAAAGATCAATGGCTAATGAGAATACAGCAAAAGAACGACTAGAGAAGCTCGATGAGATCTTAGATTCTTACGAAATCGATCTAGGAATTCCTAAGTATACAAAAGAGTTCTATGATGATTCTACTCAGCAATACCTAGAGCTTTCACGGGATCAAATTGAAAAATTAACTCCTGAAAACTGCGCCGAAGCTGCTTTGCTATTAGCGTCCTTGTCATTTCATTTACAAAGAAGTTATAATCGAGAGCTTGCCCGTGTTAACTGGGCTACTCAAATATTAAAGACAACATTGTCTGGAAGAGAGCAGCAATACAAAGGGTCGTGGGAAAGTCAGTTTAATCAAGCGGTTAAGGAAGATAGTTATGCAACAAAAATAGAACAAATTAAAAGGTATGCTCAGCACAGAGCTGATCGACTAACTTATTTAGCATCTTCGGTTAAAAACATTAGCGATATTTTTCTCAGCGTTCAAAAAGCAAAGGCTTTTAAGCATGGGCAATAAAAATGATTTACGAGAGATACTAGAAAATCTATCTCCAGAAGAGATAAGCTCTCTAGGAAAGCTCTTATCACAAGTGTCAAACAAGTCTAACAATAGAAGAAGAGGAAAGGGTACTCGTAAGAGAAAAAAGAAATCAAAACCACCCTCACCCTCAGTAGGCTTTATGGATGGAGTCCAATTGTCATCAGATGAAATCAGGGAAATAGAAGAAGCTTCTAAGTCAGATAAGAAAATGGGTCTTGACAAACCCAAAACAGAGAGTACAATTCCAAAGGGTCCGGGGTTTCAAAAGGTGTCAGTTAAGTGCATGTCATGTGGAAAGGGATTTGAGGTTGCACCAGCACTAGTTCCTCCCGAAAGGGGTCGTTTTAAATGTAACACATGTTCCTGTAGTGCAGGCTAAAAGGAGAAACTTTATGGATTTAAAATCAATGATAAGTGGATATAACAGCTTCTTGCGACTATTAATAGTTTTACTTCTAATGACAGCAAGCTATTGCTTTGGAAGAGTTCAACAAGATTCGGACATCGCAAATTTAACTGCAGAAGTAACAGAGGGGGTTGCGAATAAAGAGATAAAGGCTATTTATGAATTACTTTCAGCTTCTGCTTTTACTGCTCGCGCCAATATGAACTTAGCTGCTAAAACTAACCACTACATTACTCACCCACAGGGGCGCGATGGTCGTCCTCCTAATACGGCTTGTGAGGAATGCTGGCAAGAATTCGCATATGTGGTTGAAAATATGCCTAAGATGGACCCTCCTAACGAAGCATACTTTGATGCTTTTTATCGTCATCGATATAGGCAATGGAAAAAACTACGTGAGGAACAAAATAAATGATGTTATCTGACGCGCCTGCTGAACGTGCGATCCTTGCTGGGGTCTGTCGCTATGGCTCAGAGGCTTACTATGACGTTGCCGATCTTATAGATGTAAATAGCTTTACTATAGATTCTAATTGTATGATTTATTCATGTTTAAAACATATCATGGATAAGGATGACTCTACGGCTATAGACCTACCTATAATTCTATCTGCCGCTAAAGAAATAGGAGTACACGATCTTGTTTCTAATCGAGAGGAGGTTCAACATCTCTCAGCCATTATGAATTTTCCTGTACTTATGGGGAACGTTCGTAAAATGGCAGCTAAAGTACGTAAGTTGCAAATTGCTCGCATGATGCATGAGCAGCTTGAATTTACTAAAGAAAAATATTCTGAAGTTAAAGGTGATGAACCGGTTTCTCACATTTTAGGAATTGCTGAAGAAGCAATTTTTGATTTTACATCTTTACTAACAGATAATGACGACGCTCCTCAAAAAGTTTTTTCAGATGTAGAAGAAAGATTGGATGAACTTTCAACTGACCCAATAGATCAGGTAGGTATTCCTACAGGATTTGGTAGATACGATTTTGCAATTGGAGGAGGGCTACGTAAAGGAACTGTAAATGTTATTGGAGCAAGACCTAAAACTGGAAAGACTTTATTTGCAGAGAATGCAGGAATTTATATTGCTCATAAGTTAGGTATACCTGTTTTAAATCTGGATACAGAAATGATGCGTAAGGATCATCAAGATCGTGGTATTGCAATGCTAACAGAGGTTGCCATCAACGATATTGAAACTGGTCAGTTCGCTTCCAATAGTTATAAGAATCAAAAAATCAGAGACACAGCTGAGAAAGTAAAAGATATTCCGTATTATCACAAATCTATCGGAGGAAAACCGTTTGAAGACCAACTCTCTATTATGAGAAGGTGGCTTGCAAAAGAAGTAGGTGTTAATGCTCAGGGAAAGTCTAACGATTGTGTGATTATTTATGATTATTTAAAAATAATGGACTCTGCTGATATCAGTGGAGATATGAAAGAGTATCAAGCTTTAGGGTTCTTAATGACATCTCTACATAACTTTGCTATTCGTTATGAAGTTCCTATTTTAGCATTTGTTCAGCTCAATAGAGATGGAATTAATAAAGAATCTACAGATACCGCTAGTGGATCTGATAGAATTATCTGGCTGTGTTCAAACTTTAGTATCTATAAGTCCAAATCTGATGAGGAGATTGCTAAAGATGGGCCAGAAAACGGTAATAGAAAGCTTGTTCCAGTTATCTCTCGTCACGGAGAGGGATTAGCGGACAAGGATTATATTAATATAAACATGATTGGTAAGTATGGTAAAATCGTAGAAGGCAAAACGGCTTTTGAACTAGAAGATGGTGCTGATTATAGCGAGACATTGGAAAATGGTAATGACGACATCCCCTTCGCATGATGCATATAAATATAAAGATCAGGCAAAGCTTAATGCTTTAACAGCTACTGCCGTTCAATATATAGACAAGATCTATGAGTATATGGATACTGAAATTGAATATAAAAATGAAACTTTTATTAAGTCCAGATGCTTTATTCATGGAGGAGATAATCCAACTGCCTTAAATCTCTATCCTAATGGAGATATTCGAGTTCATTATAAGTGCAGGACTCATGAATGCGAGGAAGTTTTTGGATCGTCTTTGATTAGTCTTGTTAGAGGAGGACTTTCACGCTTAAAATACGGCTGGAAAGTTAAAGGAGATAGAGAAGCTAGTTTTAATGAAACTGTAGAATTTTTACTTGAGTTTACTAGACAAGATTTTGACAGCCTAAGTTCGCGTAATTCAAGTCTAGATGGGGACAAGCTTAGGTTTTCTTCCTTAGTTAATGGTTTTACAATGCCCTCTCAGCAAAAAGAGGGAATTCAAAAAGAATTTTATAGAAGTAAAGTGGAGATTCCTTCTCAATATTACTTACAAAGAGGATACTCTATTGAAGTATTGGATAAATATGATGTGGGAACGTGCAAAAGACCTAAAAAATCACTATACCAACGGGCTGTTGTTCCAGTTTACGATGATAGTGGTGATGTTATTGTGGGATTTACAGGTCGTAGTATCTTTAATGAATGCTCGCAATGCAAGCACTACCATGATCCTGAAAAAGAATGTCATTTTTTTCCAAAATGGAAGCACACGGCGGGGTTCCAGAAGGAAAACTGCTTGTATAATTACTGGTATGCCAAAGAGCACATTTTGCAAAGCGGAGTGGTAGTTTTGGTAGAATCTCCCGGAAATGTATGGAGATTGGAAGAAGCGGGAATTCACAACGCAGTAGCAATTTTTGGAGCCCATTTAGGTCCCAATCAAAAGAAGCTTATAGATTCATCAGGAGCGTTTTCAATTGTATGTTTATTAGATAATGACGAAGCAGGTGTAAAAGGAGCAAAAAAGATTTACGAACAGTGTTCTAAGAT